TTTGCTTGGAGCTTTGTCTTTAATTTTGTCAATCTCTGCTCTTGTGCTTATTTCTACGTCAATCTCATCATTTGCAAATTTAACGCGTGAATATGTCAAGATTATCTCTCCTCGTGGCTTTTTATAATTGATTTCATGATCAATAATACCATTTTTCCATGAGAATTCATCTTCCTGACAAACTTCTACAGCTTCCCATTTTTTAACTTTTCCGGTTCTGAGCCCTAATTTAATCAGGCCTTTATAGTCTGGCATAAAAACAGCTTGGTTTTTATAGACAGAAATATACGCATCCTTAAAATCAATGGGTAATCCGATTCTAGCCGCATCCATGAAACACTTTGTTAGACTTGCTGTTGTGCAATTGAAAAGATTCGGATTGCGCGTAAGAGCTTGGTAACTTACCGCAAAAAATTGTTTTTCATCGATTTTAAAAGCTTCAAGATAGTTTTTAAGACCTTCTTCTTTAAGAATTTTATTTGCAATTTCTAAATGCTTATCCATGATTTCCCCCTCATTTTTTTAATTAAAAATATCGTCTAAGAACCAAAAATATCATCTAAGAATGTCGGCGGCGTAAGATCAATTTTTGAATCATCTTGTTCATAAGAGTCATTTTCTTCTTTGTTTTTTGACCCTTTCTGATATTCTGCTTTCTCTCGTTTGTCTCGAATCTGAACAGAATTGCCGATCGGCATTGCAAAAAAATAGACATTGAGAGAACCGTCTTTATTTTCCGAACTTTGTAAAAAGTAAAACAATTCCGACTCTAAAATATAACGCAGCTCTAGGACTTCTCGTTAAGATTCTTAAGCATCACGGGTACAATAATATTGATGATGTTATGAGCGTGCTAACGACAGAGAAAAAATAAAGGAGAAAAAATGGAAGATTTTGGAAATTTTATGACAAACATGGTGGTGTTTTTATTCATAATGGTTGCTGCTTTTTCATTATATTTTCTTTTAGCAATTGCTGTTGACAAATTATGGACGCCTTACTTCGGCAATAAGAAGATTGCCTTGACACAAAGGATTCAAACTGGAATCATGATTGTTTTTACAATCATCTTCATTGTTTTTGGCGTACTGTTTTATAAAAAAGATTTTCGCTCTCAAAACTCAATGAGTATTAATAATTGCCTGATAAAAACGAATTCAAGCAAATAGATTTTCCACCACTCGAAGTCACCTTCGATGATGAGATGGGCAACAACAGGAAACGCTAACAACCAAACGATACCCGGCGATGCCGACAATCCAGCTTTCAAGCATCTATTCATTGGCCCTCCGATAGAGTTCTTCCTTCGCCGATTCATACCGTCTTGTGATCGCTGCAACGGTTGTGCTGAGCGTGTCTGCGAGTTCGTAGAATGAGGGCGGTGGGTTCTGTGCTTGACTCTCGATCAGGCCTGCATCCGTTGTCGGCCGCCATTCAATCCAGCGTCCGAGTTCCCATTCCGAAACGTCACGCGGAGTTGGATCAAACGCGACGCGGCGCGCTTCAAGGCCAGATCGATCGATGAAGAAATCATCGTAATCCCCACGCTGGAAATGCGCGAGCTGGCCGCTCTTCGATGTTTCGAGGTATTTGGCAACGAGTTGCGACGCGACGACCAATGGCTTCGGCCAGAGGCACGGTGCCGCGACGGTCTCCCGCGTCATATGACGATGCGTTCTCACGGCCCGGAGATACCGCGCCTCTGCTTCATCCGCGCATTCCGGTTTTTCATTTGGACGCCCCAAACGTATATGGGCATGAGGCCACAGCGCTCCATTTCCGAAATGGATCGGTGAAACGGGTTCCGATATTTTCGGAACAGGGCGAACCTGCTCAATCGTAAGCGCAGCCGGGTCAGGTAATTCATACGGCCAGTCCGAGAATGGTCGCCACAGTGTTGGCTCAGCATGCTTCGGCAAATCTTCCGTATGCCTCAGGCTGACGTATCTCCGGTATTTCCGCTTTCCTGCTCCGGTAAAACGCACACGGCCTTTGACCTCACGATCATAAACCGTGAGCCAAAGATCTTCCGTGTCGTAATACAGGTCTTCAATCGGATAGCGGGGTATCTGATCGTCAAGCCTGAGCGGTATTTCGAACATTCAGTTTGCCCAGTTGAAGGAGTCGTTCACGACGCGCTTGATGTCGTCAGGGCGATGAGCGAAGCGGTTCGCGACTTGCGCTGTCTCGTGGTCCGGAGCTTCGGCCTCATCCTTCCACACCCCAATTCGATAGAGCGTGTCTTCAATGATGGATTGAGACGCATCGTTCAGCCGGCGAAGTCCTGCGACTGCAGTTGCAAGGCTTTCCGAGCGTTTCAGTTCATCCGCCAATTCCGAGCTGAGCTTTTCCCGGATGTAGATCAGGTCTTGCAGACCTTGTGAAAATCGTTCGAGATCGTTTGTCACTGTGCCACCCTCTCAACCGTCTCTGTTTCAGCTTTCTGTTTCTCAACCTTCTCCACCCGTCTTCGGGAGTAGAAGGAATCCTCCTGCAACTGAATCCGACCTCCTGTTGATCTCTTGATGTTGTAAGATCGAATGCGGAGGGGCGTTCTCATGCGGCCCGGTCCTTGCTCTGAACAACACGGTCCGGATGAATTGCGCCTGCTATCCTGAGAAACCGTTCTTCACTCCGCTTGCAGGAGTTCCGGAACCAAGCTTCATACTCCGATGGACTGCCGTGATAGGACGGCTCACGAGCCTCAATTTCACTCGCTGACGGCGTTCTTGGTGTTTTGGCTATGTGGCCTAAGGGCGATGCGTTTCTCGCCGCCTGCGACGCTGCGGGACGCCATTCCGAGATCAAGACACGAGCGCGGTCGATCCGTGAAGCGAATTCCCTACTTGCCGCGATGAACTGCGATACGCGTTCCAGCCCGTTAATTGCAGACGTCCGGTCCTTGTTCAGAACGTCCGCAAGTTCTCCATCGCTCAACGTCGGGCGAAGTTCATGGAGCAAATGCCAGACTGCAAATCGGGCATAGGTCAAACGTCTTTGACGTGAATCTGACCGAAGCTCTTTGAGGGTTGTTTCAAAGACCTCTGCCGTGATTTTGGCGATGATGGTGCGGGGGATGTGGCAGTGCATTACTCGGCGGCCTCTTTTCGATTGATGATGTTTTCTTGAAGCTTCGACATGACGAGTCCGACCGTCATTGCCAGCGGCTCGAGTTCGCCGCTATCGACCGCCTTCGTGATGGATTGAATGCGCTCGTAGATAAGCCCAAGCGATGGCTTGGCTGCCCGATAGGCGTGGCGTACGCGATCCTCATGAACCGTCACGCGGCCGTCGATGATGTCGATGAAGTACGAGATTTCAAACGGCGCGAACGAAAAAAACGACGGCGCATCAACGATCTTTTTGGCGGCTGGCTCCGCAACATTGCAGTCATTGCAAATCAGCGTATCCGGAAACCTGACAAGGCTATCTTGTACAACTCGTCCGAATTGCCAATCGCCCGGTGACAGCTTGCGAACATCAACTTCAAAGCGGTCGCAATAATGGTCGTGGTGTCTGTGAACCGAGCACAGCAGGTTTCCGTTTTTATCGATGCGCGCAATTTCTCGCTTCATGCGATAGCAGCATGGGCATCGCCAATCGGACGGGACATCGAAGAACCCGCCAACGTTGCCGGTATCCTTAGCACCAAGTGTCCGCATCAGTTCGATCAGAAGAAGACCGTTCGACCTATCGTCGTAACTGCTCATTCCGCGCCCGCCCCGGCGCGAAAGCCGCTTGCGATTGTTGCCTTGATCTCGGGAAGTGTGAGGCCAGCGGCAAGCGCCGCCTGAGTTAATCTCTGATCTGCAAGCACGCTCGATAGTTTGCCTTGGCGAATAAGCGTGCCGACTGTGTACGCCGCCCAATTGAGAAGATTGTTTCTCGATCCTGCACCGGCCGTCGCCAGTTTGCGTGCCATACCCTCGAGACTGCGATGCGCCATTTCCGATGACTGCATCTGCTCAAAGCGCGGAAGATCTCGAGCCTTTGGCATAAGCTTCTCGACCGCCCAACGCGGGAGCGGAGGAATTGCTGTCGTCTCTGGAGAAACAAGCCACTGATAGGTGCCGCCCGGCCCTGCTTCGGTCGGCGCTATCCAACTAGGAGCGGCAACGACGTAGCCGCCAGTGGATTTCACATCGATGCCTGGGCCAAGACGGTCCTTACTGGACTTCAATCCGTCAGGCAGACGGAAATACATGTGGCGGCCGTTGTTGCCCGTCTTTGCTTTTGGACATGCGGGGAATAGATTCCCCGATCCGGCTAATTTCGAAATGCTGGCGAACCCGCCGTTTCGAGGATCAACGTCGATTACGACAATCCCTGATGGCTCTCCGGTCGAGATTGCAATGTTGCACTTGGGATAGCGACGAGCCCATTCGTCGATGACTTGCGGATTGTCGGTCGCATCCTTGAAGCCTTTGCCGCCCTTGATGGCAGGAAGCTTTGAGCCGTGACCGAGCGGGAAAACGCGAAAACCGAGCGAAACGTAGAGGTCGGCTGATTCAACGAAATTCATCAGCGGAACCCCTTATTTCGAATAGCGTTTGCAGTGACGTCACAAAACAATTCAATCGTTTCGGTTGGTCCCTGCCTCTGCTTTGCGATTTGAAGTTCGAAGCTGTGGCGAAGCGCATTGAGGACGTGATCGCGTTCTTCGCGTTCCTCAGGCGTCTCGGGGTTGAGGCGCTCGTAGCGGTATGCCGGGCGGTAGCAGAACAGCACCAAGTCCGCGTCCTGCTCGAGCGAGCCTGAGCCTCGCAGGTCGGACAGCATGCCTCGCTGGTTGTCGCGACCTTCGTTCTCGCGGTTCAATTGGTGCAGTCCGACGACCGCCACGTTGAGCTTTTTGGCGATGTCGCACATCGCTTGGCTGACTTCGTCGAGTTCTTTGACGGGCTGGCCTGCATAGCGCCCAGATGGCGACACCTTCAAAAGGTGGTCGACATAGACGCAGTCCAAGCGCTTGCCGGATTTTGCGAACGCCTCAACGGCGCGCTTGGTGCGTTCGAATATTTCCGAAGCCGTCAGACCGGACGTCGCGTCGATCTGAATGGGAAGCCCCTTCAGCAGCGCGGCGGCTTCCTCCAGGCGGTGCATGTGAACAGCGGCTTTGCCGGGGCGAAGGTCCTTGTACTGGATAACTGGCTCGGTGTAGGCAAAGTCCGCCAGTGAGCGCGCTGCGATTTGAAATTTCGACATCTCGAGCGAGAAGAACAACACGCCGTGACCGGCGCGTGCTGTTTTCAGCATGCTCGAAAGCGCGAACATGCTTTTCCCCATCGACGGACGTCCGGCGATAATCGCAAACTGCCCGCGATGCCATCCAGCCGTTGCGTTGTCGAGGTCGGTCAGCCCCGTTGGGATCTCAATTTCTGCAACGTCCGATTTCAGGTACTCGAGAAACCCTGCCGATACGCTGCTGATTGTGTCGGTCGGTGATTTCTCAGCATCGACTTTGACGTAATCTTCGAGTTTTTTGCCGATGTCATCGACCAGTGAGCGTGGCCGTTTCTTTTCGTCGACCGCATCTCGCGCAACGGTTTTCAGATATTCGCTCATCTGCCGACGAAGCGAAATTTCCTTCAGTCGACGCGCAATTTCGTCGACGCGCGGTTCGATGCCATCGACGGTCAATTTGCTGACGACATCGAGGCCCGTTGATCCGTCGAGCGCGATCATGCCTCGGAGCTGAGGCAGGATCGTAACGGTGCTAACCGGCTTGCCTTCCGACTTTGCGTTCAACGCTGCCGCAAGAACGGCGCTCATCGTGAAGTCGGTCAAATCGTCCGACTCCAGATCGCCAATGCGTTCGATTGCACGGCCGTCCTTCAGGACCAACGCGACAAGCGCTTTCTCGAGATCAACGTCCGAGAACGTCTCGGGCAAAACATCGAGCATCAGTGTGCCCCCTGCTTTGCAGATCGCTGAGCGTCGACCAATGCGCGCTGTTCAGGCGTTAGGCCCGATAGGAAATCCCTCTTTCCGGAAGGCTTGGAGAACGACTGCGATGCGATCTTTTTGCGATAATCAACCTCCCACTGGCAGTGCTTGCGAAGGATCGTCAGGCAATCCATATGCGAAAGCTCGCATCGCTCTTTCCGCTGGGTTGCAACAATCTCGGCCGCTGCCTTGTTGCATGCGCCATCAATGTCAATGTCGGGGAAATCTTGTTGGAGGGAAAAGCGACAGCCATTGACGACACTCAATCGTCCGTTTTCGAACAACAGGCCTTGCGATCCGTCCGGCTTGTCAACGGGGAGCCAGGATGAGCGGATGAAGTTCCGACTTCCCTTCCCGCTTCCCGCTCGCGCGTTTTTTGCGCGCGATGAATTATTATCTCTATCCCCTTCGGACTGTAAGTCCGAAGGGATAGAGTCTTGTTCCCTTGTTCCCTTGTTATCCTTATATTGTTGTTGTTCATTTGTTGCTTGATTGCTGTTTGTTTGTTGTTTTGTTTGTTTGTCATTCGCTGCGTGTGACTGATATTGATCGTAATTACAGAGACTTACGATTGTCGCCGTGCGTCCGACGTGTTTGTTGTCTTTTGAGGTGCCCGGAACGACCCTCGAAATCATCATGTCGGCCTCGAGTTTATCGAGCCAAACCCGGACAGCCATTGGCGTCCAATTCCACCGGTGCGCAAGCCATGAAACGGCTCCGACCAAAGAGCCCCGCTTGACCTCCATCTTCCGTCCGCCGTTTTGGACAAAACCGTCCTCGTACCGGCACTCCATAAGCAAATCGATGAAGGCCGCCATGTGCTGTACGGCACCGCGAGACGGATCAGCTGGCTTGGCGAAAAGATGAATGCCGACGAGTGGATGCGATCGGATGGACCGAGCAATTTTCACCCAGCCGGTTTCTGACGAAAATGTCGGGGGGTAATTGTGGCCAATGGGGGTCATTTGCTGCCCCCAATTCCATAGGTTATCCCCAAAAGCCTATTGCGCTGCGAGGCGTTTAATTGTAGAACCACTTTCGCACCTATCTATTTGATCGACCGACATCACCGGTCCTTCTCAATTCGGTTCCTACTCGCCAAAGTTTGAACCGACGATCTTCAAATCGAGCCCCGCGCCAACGGGGCTCTTTTTATTTCGCCTCCTTCCTCATCACGCCGAACCGCTCCCAACGCGCGCACGCGAAATCATCCGGAAATGAAATCTTCTGCGCGTAGAACTTGGACTTGATCCGCTGACACCGACCGAGCTGGCTCAGGTACGCGCAGCCCGAACACGTCATTGAAATTCTTGGCTCTGGAACGCCGTCGACTAGGATCTGCATGGCGCTCTCCGTGCGATCAGGTTGCGCCGTTCAAGGCCCGTCAGAAGCCGCGTAAACACGGGCGAAAATGCTGTGAAACA